CGGCGATCACTTCAGTGGCTTTTTTCCCATCGCCAGCAGCAACGCCGATCCCCCGCGATGCGCTGATGCGGTGGAGGGTGAAAGCGCGATACAGGGAGGAAACCAACATTGTGTTGGCGTTGGATGCGATAACCGGGAAGCCTTCCGCTGCCAGTCGTGTTAGCACGGATGCCAGGCAATACTGATCGTCCTCACTGAATCCTTTAGTGTGATACGCAGAAAACACGCCGTCATACGGTGGATCGCAGTACACAACATCGCCGGTCTGTACCATGCACAACGTTTCTTCAAACCCTGCGCAGATAAAGGTTGCGCGTGTGGCTTTATCAGCAAATGCACGTATCTCGGCTTCTGGGAAATAGGGGGTTCGGTAGTTGCCATATGGCACATTGAAACCACCGCTGCCGTTATAGCGGCAAAGGCCACGGTAACAATGGCGATTCAGGTACAGAAAATAAGCCGCTCTTATGCTGAGCGGCAAAGCAGCATCCTGATTAAATGCGTGCCTGACGTGGTAGTAGTCGTCAGAGGTGGGATAGCTTTCGAAAACGATCTGAGCCAGTTCAATGAACCCTTCGCAATCGCTGGCAATGGTGCGATAGAGATTAATCAGATCGGGGTTGATATCAGCGACGAGATAGGCCGGATAGTCAGTTGCCATCATCACAGCGCAGGAACCCGCGAAAGGTTCAACCAGACGCTGACCGCCTGCGGGAAGATGCTGTAACAGGTCGGGCATAATGGCGGATTTATTACCCGCCCATTTCAGAATGGTGCTGATCATTTCTTACCCCGGAGATGTTTGTTTTTTGATTCGCTGATGGTCTGGCACGTCACACACAATTCCACCCCAGGCACGGCAATGCGGCGGGCTTCAGGTATTGGCGCGCCGCAACAATCACAGGTCAGGCGGGAAACGGAAGTTAATTTGCTGCGGGCGTTCAGGATGTGGCGTTCCCGCTCCTCATATTCGTGTTGCTGTGCAATATCAATTTCGTCTGCCATCAGAGGATCTCCCCGATAGCATTGGCTACGTTGATAGCCTCTTGCCGCAGAAGCTCACTGGCTTCTTTGTAGCTGAGCTGGCGGCTGGTAATTCTTCCAGCCAGCGAATCCAGCCTCGCCGCCATGGCTTCCATACGGGCGCGGCGTTCATCCATGCGGGCGGCAGTCAGCAGATCGTTAAGGCCTGCATCATCGGAGCCGATTTTTGTTGTGCGGGTTTCGATATTTCGACGTTGCATTTTTTTAAGCTCCGTATACCGACGGTGTAGAAGGGCGTTGCAATTCTTCAATGCAGTGCTGACGTAAGTTCTTAACGAAATCTTCAGCAATAGAACCGTGTGCAGATAATGTTATTTCGCCGTCACGTTGGGTTTTTATTGTTAGTCCCTCGTTTTCTATAGCTGGCAAAATAATATGCAGAATGAAATTAAACTGATCTCGTCTCGTCATGATGTTTTCTCTTTTTAAAGATGAGTTAATCCGCCATCGCTTTTTAATCGATGGTGAGAGCAGGAGCGATTTTTTAAGACCGAATTACTTAACCAGTTTTTTAATTAATTCGACCAGTGCGGTAGCAAATCCTTTATTAATATTTTGGACATAAACAAAAGGCTTATTCAGTCCTTTGATAAATTGAACTTTCGTCGGTTCGGGCTTAAAAAATCTCCCGTCCGGAGTTTCGAGCCATCCGCGCGAGTTCTTAAAGTGCGTGACCTGACAGCCATTGCGCAGGAGGCTTGCCAGTGTTGGGCCGTCATCGTGCATTATTGCCCCCTTGCTTTAACATGCTGTCTACCGTTTGGATTGCTTCGGCCAACGCGAAATCGCGGCCAAAATAATTGCCGTCATTAGATATAACATACGTATTTGACATTGTTACGGGGTTACGCGGGCATTTTTGAATAGTGAACCCGCGATATACATAACTATGTCGGCTCAGTTGAATTAATTGGCTCATTAACGTGTCCGCTTATTATTTGTTATTAATAATCAGACTCGCCCGGATTGAGTGGCGCGACTATTCCTCTTTAATACGGTGTGCTTATTACCTGTGGTGCGGCGGTAACTTGCCTTATCACGCATTAATCTGTCGATATAGTGTTTTTCTTCCGGGGTAACCAGGGCGCGGCAATGAGCTACGGCCTCCCAATATTCCTGAAGCATAATAAAACGTTTCGGGCGTTTAGAGCCGGGCATACCTTCGCGGTGAACAGGCAACTGAGCACGATCCATCAGGTTGCGCACCGATTTCAGTGTGCGTCCTGTGAGGTAGGCAAATTCAACCGGCGTCACAAAGATCTGTTTCTGCAACTCTTCAGTGTTCATATCGCGGATGCTTTCGGCTTGCGAGGTGGACATTTTGCATGTCCGGGCTACGCGCGCTGGGTCTAACGGAAATTGTCTGTTCGGGTCTGGGATTAAAGTGTCTTGCATATCAAACTCCATTGTTTCGTTAAGAATTTGGCCGGGACTTTTACCCATGCCCGGCGCATGGTTCTGTGGTAGCATCAGCAAAAGCTAGCTGTTACAACCTTCTGATCATTCGGCGATTTTTAAAAACTTCAGTGGAAATGATGGGCTGTCAGAGCATGAGAAAGAATCGTTGTCCGTTGGGCCAACGATACTTGCATGATCCGCCAGTACGTCTTTCATCCAATCGAGCACAGCTAATGCTTGTTTGTAATCGCCACCCTTAAAAGTTACCAGGAGGTTGTTGACAGCTTTCTGTACGTTTTTTTCATACAACTGAGCATCAGAGGGACTGTTAAACATGTGCATATACTTTGTAATCTCCAATAAATCTCTTACTGAATGGTCGTGGCGCGTCGTTAATGATGACGGAGCAACTGTTGCACGTTCAGCCAATACCTTTGCCAATCGCCCTGAATGCATTGCTGATGCTGAAAAATTCAGAGATAGTATTGGTGACGCAGCGTTTTATGACGCCGCAGGGGTGCCTATCGACCAGATGCATCTAAAAAAAGGTGTCTTTCCACCTGCTAAGTCATTCATCAATGTAAAAGTTGAGAAATAAGCCTTTAGCGAAGAGCGTCAGCCAATCCCAGAATTGTTGAAAAGTCAGAGCCAGAGAGGGCGTAATTCGACTCTTTGGCTTTTTTTTTCAACGAAATCAATCAACTCACCTGCCAAATCAACTTTCTGGCGAGGCGTCATTACCAAACCTTCTTTCTTCCCACCTGAGATCTCGTATTTATGACGAGTTCCCGTATTTAATTCGATATCTCTGATTTCCCTCATTTGTTAAACTCCGCGTATTGAGGCTTGCTGAGGCTTCATTAGCACTCGCTAGCTTCTTATGGCACAGATGATAACCATCGTCTGTGGATGTCAATTTACATATACAATGAGAGATCTGACATATTATGTCAATACCGCAAAATGAAAAGCTACAACTGATACGAGATTCGGAACGTCTTAAGTCAAAGGAAGTTGCTGATTTAATTGGAGTTAATTACGGGACATACAATGGCTATGAGCTTGGTAAATCGAAAATGTCCTTAGAGGCAGCGATAAAGCTCTTTGGTCACCCCCGGTTCCACAAATATCAAGACTGGTTTATGTATGACCGCACTGATCCCAGCCGGGGCCAGATTGCTCCGGCTCTCGCACACTCTGGGCGAGAAGGAACAGAATCAGACCCCTCCGGGAAACAGACTGGCTAACGATTTATAAACATTACATTTTCACTATTTGCTACCAAGATAGTGATATGACCGTTGGAGAGCTTTCTTATGTCGATTAAGAAACTTGAAGATGGTCGCTATGAAGTGGACGTAAGGCCTCGCGGGCGCGACGGAAAGCGTATTCGGAGGAAGTTTGAACGTAAGGCGGATGCTCATGCTTTTGAGCGAAGCATTATTGCGAAGTACCAGAACCATGATTATCTGAACCGGCCAGCGGACAAGAGACGGCTTAGTGAGTTTATTTCGCTATGGTGGCTGCTGATAGGGCGGAATAAGAGCTATGCAAATCGGCGTCTAAGCGCTGTAAATTGCATTTGCAAAGATATGGGGGATCCGATGATTTATCAGATTGATGCGCGATGCCTTATTGATTATCGCGCGTACAGACTGGAGCAAGGGATTAAGGCTTCAACGATAAACCATGATCTGTTTGCATTGAGTGGTGTTTTTAAATCAATGGCAGAGATAGATGAGTTTCATGGTGAAAACCCTGTATCAGCGATAGCTGCCCTGAAAGAGCCGAAAACAGAGATGTCATATCTCACTCAGTCTGAGGTCGATAATCTGCTTTCCATGACCAAAGGTGATTACTACCGCATAGCAGTTTTATTGCTGGCTACCGGCGCTCGATGGGGGGAAGCTCATCAGTTGAAAGCTGAGAACATTGTTGGCAATAAGGTCGTGTTCACGCTCACAAAAAACGGGGAAAGGCGGGTTGTCCCGATTTCTGACGATATCGTGAAAATTGTCAGCGGCCGTGAGTCTGGCAAGCTGTTCCGTGTGAGCTATTCCAGGTTCCGGCGGTTGATGAAGCTGGCAAAGCCTAACCTGCCTGATGGACAGGCGGCACATGCGCTGCGGCATACCTTCGCCACTCATTTCATGATGAAGGGTGGGAACATCATCGCATTGCAAAGAATCCTGGGGCATTCGGATATTTCACAAACCATGACGTATGCGCACTTTGCACCCGATTATTTGCAGGACGCAGTGAGCTACAACCCACTTAGTGACGTGTCCACATTGTGTCCACACAATGGAGGCAATTCGGGTGTTTTGAAGGTTAGTTGAGTATCTAATTTGTTGAATTGGCGCAGTGTGTTGCCGCACTGCGCCACTTGACAACCCACCATCAAGGGGAAGGTCAAGGCGGTTTTTAGCGATTTATTGTGCTAACGTATTCTCTGACGTGCGGCCTCTGACAAGGTGAAAAAATGAATATCAGCGATGTGGCAAAAAAAACCGGTTTAACCAGCAAAGCGATTCGTTTTTATGAAGAGAAAGGGCTGGTGACGCCGCCGCTGCGCAGCGAGAACGGCTACCGCAGCTACAGCCAGCAGCATCTGAACGAACTGACGCTGCTGCGCCAGGCGCGACAGGTTGGTTTTAACCTTGAAGAGTGCGGCGAGCTGGTGACGTTGTTCAACGATCCGGCCCGCCACAGCGCCGATGTGAAAGCGCGGACCTTACAAAAAGTGGCGGAGATTGAGCGTCATATTAAGG